AAGCTCGTCGCGGGTGAACGGTGTGGTCAGCACAAAAGGCGACATGCCAGAAAGAACCAGGCCGCCGTTGCGGTAGACGCGCATTTTCAGGTGCGTGAACTCCAGGGCGTAGGTATCGCTGGAGCTGAATTTGAAGCGGATCATGCGCGCCACTTCGTTGCCTTCCGTTTCGTTCAGGAACGAAAAGCCTGGTCGATTCAAGGCTCCGCCGTATGGGCTGACCATGAAATTGCGGCACTTCTTCAGGGCCGTCATGTAGGCCTCAAGATCTGTTCTTGCAGTCAGCGAAGTGGAGATCTCGCCCTTGCTGAAACTTGGCTGATTCAGCGATGTGGTCATGCGTGGATCTCCTGCTCATAGCTGCTGCGTGGCTCCTGTTCAAGCTGGGCCTCGTTCATTGCTGCAGCCATGGCGATCTGTGCGGCCTGCTCTGCCCGCTGCAGAAGCTCGTCGCGTAGGCTGTTGCTCTTGGCGATTGGCATGGCGATCATCGCAGCAAGGCGCAGTGCCATAGCCTCGACAAAGTAGGCAGGGAAGCGCTCGGCTTCTTCCAGGCGCTTGATGTAGCGCAGCTCGGCGGACGGCTGGTTGGTGAGGATCACGCGGCCAGATTCTGCATAGGCCACCTGATAGACCAGCATTTGGTCGGCGCGTGGGTTTGGCAGGCCTGCGATGACAATGAACATGGCGCGGATGCAGTCGTTTGGCATCGCGTAACGGTAAAGCCAGTTCGTTGGCGGTGTGCCAAGGTCGGCCAGCAGCACGGACGTTTCAGCAAAACGCCAGTCGCACGCTTTATAGCTGAGCAAGGCATCGCGGCAGGTTTCGTAAAACCGTGAGCATGTGATGCGCTCCACGCTTCGCTCTGCCTTGTCGGCGACAGTAACAGTGCTGCCGATATGCGACAGCGCCATGTTGTAGATGTCGATTTCGCTGGCCATGTGTGCTCCATGAAAAAGGGGCCTTTCGGCCCCTTCTTTGGTTGTCGGGGTTGTGCCCCTAGTTTAAGCGTCTGGCAGAGTTTCGTCTGCTTTCTGCTCTTCTTCCGACTGCGGCGCAGATTCCAGCACTGGAGTGCCGCCAGCATTCAAGCGGTTGGCTTCTGCCTGGGCCAGCGCCTTGGCTTCTTCCTTGTCCGCTGGGTTTGGCTGGAATGCAACGCTGGCGCGGGAGTCGTCCTCATTGCTGACAACGATCCAGCGCCCACCGCCATTGCTCTTGATGCCGTACTTCAGCGACTGCGGCGCAGATTCCTGGGTTTCTGCGTCGACCTTTTCCATCCAGCTCGGCGCGTATGCTGTTGCGCTTTCGACGGTGAACACTTCGCCGCGCTCGATCAGCTTGCCCATAAAGCCCTGCGCAATTGCTCGCACACGGATCTGTTTGTTTTCCATTGCTGGCTCCTTTTGCTAACTAAGGTCAGACGACTTTAGTCAGGCTATCAGGCTGGGATTTGATGAAGTTCGCGCCGTCGACAATGGCAGCGTTGAACTTGCCAGCGGTCAGCGGACCAGTTGCCACGGTGTAGTTGCCGCGGATATAGCGGCGCATGCCCGGCGGCAGTGGCAGGTAGTAGGTCGCACCAGCTACCAGGTTGGCAACTGGTACCGCGATGGTTGTGATCACGTCAGCAAAGGTCGAGTTATCGGCCGAGTCCTGCAGCGCGAAGACAACGGTAGCAGCACCGGCGGCGGTTGCTGCGGTGTTTACGCTGTAGGCCAGGTAAAGCTGAGTACCGGCGCCAATGTCGCGGCCAAGGGATGCGCTGCGGGTTGCGCCGGCATCGATGACGTTGGTGGTTGCAGCGGTTGCGGTTACGGCTTGCTCAAGCGAAAGCTCAAGGAATTTGTCGATGATCGCCATGGTTTAAAGCCTCTCGAAACTGGGGAATTGTTGCCGCCCGTTGCCAGGCGGCGATAAATCAGACCACGCGGGCCTCGGTGGAAAGGATGGCGTCCATGCGGCGAACCGGTACGTCGTCAAACTGCAGCACCTTTTTACCGGCCACTTCGCCCATCGACAGCCAGACGTTGGCCTTGTTGGTGATTTGGCGGCGCAGGTAGGAGCGGATCACGCGCGGAACGTAGAATCGAAGCATGCCGGTCGATTCGTTCGGCAGGGTTTCAAGGGCACGCACCATCAGATCGACCAGATCCGCGCCGCTCGAAGCGTCCTTCTTCAGCAGGGTCACGTCGATGTTGGCGATGCGGACCACGAAGCGCCAGTCACGAATTACCAAGCCGCAATCCCACTTGTAATGCGTGCGGTAGCCCTCGTAACGGCCGCCTACGGCGTCGGTAAGGGTTTCCTCTTTGTTCGGGCCGACCTTCAGGCCGCCAACCGATCCGCGTGGGTAAATGCCATGCGCGGTGGTGTCGTCCCATGCAATCAGCCAGATCGAGGTGTTGGTGGAGCCGGTGCCGCCAGCGTCAATGATGTTGTCGCCGTTCTCGGCCGACAGCAGGTTAAAGCGCGGGGCCAGGCCGGTGATCTTTTCCGGGTTGATCGAGGCATCGCCATAGATCAACTGGGTGGCCATGGTTTGGCTCATGCCTTCTAGGAAGGCCTTGTGCTCGGACATCATCCAGCCGGCTTTATCGTCGGCCAGGTCAACCAGCGAGCGGTCAACTTCGGCGTAGGTTTCCAGCATGCCGGTACCGTCGCGCACTTGCACAGTGGTCGACTTCTCGGGCTGAACGCCGTAGTTCAACTTACGCCAGGTACCTGCAGGCAGGCCGCTGCGAATGGTGGTCTTGTGACCGGTGCCGTCGTTGGCGCCCATCCAAGGGATGTCCAGCAGCATCTCGTTTTGGATGTTCAGGATCTCGATGATCTGCGCAATTTTCCCATCGGGGTCTTGTCGCTTTGCGAGATCGGCGAGGGTTGGGCTGGTGGTGCTCAGCAGTGCCATGGTGTTACCTCTCAGTTATTTATTAAACAGGTCGCCGAACATTACGTCAGCGGGCCGCTGACTGGTTTTCTCCGATTCGCCTCCATGCTCGAAAACATCCGGCGACATCGTGGAGCCGATGGCGTGGATGAATTTAAAAAACTCCGGGTGCGATCCTACGGCCGTATAGGTCACAAGGTCGCGCAGCTCGGGCGTGCCGAAGGCAAGCATAACCTTGCTGGCAGTTTCAAGCGACTGGTTGAAGTTTTCGCCGCCGATGCCAGGCAGCGCCTTGCATTGTTCGGCCAGGCCTGCATTCAGCTCGCTGACTTGCTGGTGCATGGCTTCTTGCTGCTGCTCGGGTGTGCCGTTTGCCTCGGATTGGATTGCTAGCAGTTCCGTAAGGGTTTCATTAGCTGCTTCCTGCGAAAGCCCGTTCTTCTTAAATAGCGCGTCAAGCCGCTGCATTGTGGGCTCTGCGATCTCCACGCCTTCAGGAAGCGTGAAAGGCTCGTAAGCTTCAGGTGCGCCCGGCACTTCTTCCGGCTTGGCGTCATCGGCAGGCTTTGCTGCGTCAGCCTCTGCGGTAGATGCCTGGTCTGCAGGCGTTTGGTCGGCGGCTGGTGCTGGTTCGCTGCCCAGCAAGCTGGTCGGTTCGGCTGTGGTTGTTGCTGGCGCGGCAGGTGCTGCTGGGGCGCTACCGGTATCAGCTCCGCCGGCCTCTTCCATCAGGCACAGGCCAAACAGTTTGCGTAATTGGTTCATTGGTTGATTCCCTCGTTTTCAGTTTGTTCGGCTGCCATTTTGGCATATTGCTCTGGGCAGTGCGCAGTAAGCAGGGCCATAAGCTGCAGGCCATTGTTGCGCTGACCTTCGTTGTAGGCCATGGCCAGCGGGTCGCTGCTGTAGCTGGATCGGTAAATACCGGCCTGGCTTAGCAGATACCAGGTAAAGCGCCGGCCTTCATGGGTGCTCATTACCGCCCTGGCGTCGTTTTTAACTTGATCGGCGGCCAGCTTTTCAGCCTTTCGCTGGGCCGCTTGAATCTCTTCGTCTTCCGTCATTGCATGGCGCTCGCAATTGCACTAAGCGCAGTATCGCCGCCGGTTGGTGTTTCTGCCAAGGTCTTGGCGCCTTCGACCAGTGCCGCGCCCTGCTCCATGGCTTGCTGCTGCTGGATCTGTTGCGCCCGGTCTTCGCGGATAGCGGCCACTTCATCAGCGCTGCGCAGGATGGTAGGCGGTGCTCCGACGTTGCTGTAATAGGCATCCTGGGCCGCGTCTGCGTTGAACTTGTCGCCGGCTTCAGGGAACCCGGTCTGCATCAGCATGCCGGTGAACTGTGCTGCGCGTTCTATGCGGCCGGTGCT